AACCTGCTTGATGAAAGCATAAATGTCGGTTGGGACGTCAGCCATGTCAGACCGCCATGCTCATGTCGGACTCGGCGTTGGCCGCATCGATGAGCGCATAGAGTTCAGCTCCGAGCCGTGCGTATTCCTCGGCGTCCTTTGAGAAATCCGCGGCCGCGGCCTGCGTCGACTTGCGCACGAGGTGCGGCCAGCGGCGGGTGAGGAAGTTGGATTGGACGGTTGGGGAGAGAAGATCGGGCGTGCGGTAGAACACGAGATCGTAGACGCGCGGCTCGTCGGCCTTGCAGTCGAACTGGAACAGCTCGTCGTAGAGCGCGACGTTGCCGGGGGTCGAGGAGAGCAGCGAGGCGTCGACCCGGGCTCCCGCGCTATGGGATGCAGCGATGGTGCCGCCGAAGCCGCGCTGCACGGTCCAGCTCGTGGTGGCGTGCCCCGCGGTGACCAGCATCGCCTCCTGGTCGACCAGCACCGAGAAGTTGCCCGAGGTCGGGAAGTGCTTGAAGCCGGTCACGGCGATCACGGTCGCGGTCGCGGTGATGTTGGCGAACAGCTCGGTCGTGGCGTCGCCGTCGAAGATCCGGCGCTCCAGCATTCCGCGATCGAACACGTAGCGGTGCGGCAGCAGCTCGAAGTGATCGATGCGGTCCCACAGCGAGATCGGCTCGAGAAATTGCGCGGGAACCGGGGCCGTGAAGGCGTGCTGCGGCAGGCGCACGGTTGAAGCGGCCCTCATCTCCCGCACCCGGAGGCGCGAGTAGATGAGGGCTTGAGCTTCGTCGAGGATCACCTCGATAGGGGTCTTGCGGTAGTTGACCCAGTTATGGATCGAGCCGGGGACCGATTTCGGCCCGGTGAGGTCGAGATAGTTCATCGCCACGGGCGATCACTCGTCGCCCGCCGCGTAGAGTTTGCGCAGGTCCGGGTCGAGATCCTCGGGAAGAACGAGCTTGTGCTCGTTGACGAGGAAATTGACGACCGCGGCCTTCGAGGTTTTCCAGACCGAGTAGCGCGCCTTCACGATGTCGCGGATAAGCATGAACGAGTAGGCCTTGTCGTCCTTGAGCCAGTCGGCAAGGTTGACCTCCTCCTCGTCGGCGCCCGCGGTCTCGGGCTCGGGTTCGGGCGCCGGAGGCTTGTCGGCCTCCGGCTGTTGTCCAGCCGCCTTGGCCGCCGCGGATTTCGCGGCGCGCTCGTCGAGCAGCTTCTTCTGGTCAGGCGAGAGCAGCGCTTCGACGACGTTGCCATCGTTGTCGAAGTGAAACCCGTCCTGCTGGTAGTAGGCGCCCTCATACGGGGGGTAGTGCGTTCCGTAGGAGCGCGACTTGTCGAGATGCTTGGTGTAGGCCAAGGGACGCCTCCCTTACGGTTTCTTGGAGCCGTCCTGCACCGCGCTTGCGCCGGTGAGAGAATGCGAGAGGTTCGTCGTCCCACCTCCCATGTCCTTGCCGTTCTTGGCCTCCTTGTCGTTGACCGGGAACGACGAGTCGTCCCGGCCGAACGGGCGCGAGATCTTCTGCCCGCGAACGGACGAGTCCATCTCGACGTATTTTGAGCCCTTCATGTCAGCAATCCTCCGTGAAACGGGGGCCGCGGTCCGACCGCTTGCCCACCCGAGGGGTGATACCGCCCGGAGCGAAGGAGAACGGATCATCGTTCTTCTTCATTTCCGCGCGGGCGAGGCGCGTGAAGCCGTCACGACCGGCATTGCCGGTGGTGTCGTCGAACGTCGCCTTCCTGTTGCGCCATGTGTCCATGACGCGCGGCTCATTGGGGTCCGACATGTGTCAGACCCAGTCGATGTAGACGCGCACCCGCGCATTCCCGGCCGGGGAGCCGCCGGTGCCGGGGACCAGCGAGATGAAGAACGGCGTGTCGGCCGGGATGTAGGCCTTCTCCAGCGCGACATACTCTGGATAGGCCGTGGCCTGCTTGCCCGGGAGCGTGGCCGCGCCCGGTTCTTTCTTGCTGTTGACCAGCGCCGAAGCCCGCACCGGGTTCGGCACGATAGAGGCGGCGACATAACCGAGGATCGCCGTGGTGCCGAGCCGCCAGCGGGCATACTGGCTCTGTCCAGTGAGCGCACCGACAACGACCTCCGGGACCGTGGTCGTGCCGACCATGTTCGCGGTGATCTCGGCTTCGATGTCCTTCACCAGGCCGCGCTTGCCTTTCGGCCCGATGAATTCGTAGCCCGCGGCGGTCATCGGCTGTGCCGCACCGCCGAGGATCTCGTAGGTCTGTGAGATAGGGGTGTCGTAAGACATGGACTGTCTCCTGAAATGGAAAGCGCAAAGAGCCCGGCTCGCGCCGGGCTCCGGTGATGTGATCAGGGCTGCGAGTCCCACTTGATGACGCGGCCGTTGAGCGCGTCGTCGTGGGTGAGGCCGTAGGCGCCGAGGTAGTACCAGGCGATGCCTTTCGAGCGGCCATAGTCGCCCGGCAGCTTCGCGCGGATTTCCTCGGGAATGACCGGGCCTTCCATCACGGTGTCGGCGCCGAAGAAGAAGATCCAGCTCGACTTGCCGTTCGGCCACGTCTGTCCGGTCTCGGTCTCCGGGTTGAACGTGGTGGAGGGGTTCGGCCCGCCCTTCGGGATGAAGTTCTGCTCGATGAACCTCATGCCCTCGTAGCGACCGATCTCGCCGCGGAAGATGTGGCCGAGACCGACCTCGGTGTATTGCTTCACCGTTTCGAGGGAGTTCTTGAAGGTGCGGTAGGTCGAGGGATGCGAGATCGCGCAATAGTCGTCGCCGTAGTGCGGCGGGATGTTGCGCTCCTTCATCAGGTCGATGATCGCCTTGGCGTGGCCGGTGCCAAACTCGACGTTATTCTGGCTGCCAACCGTGCCATCGGTGGTCAGCGTGACCGACGTGGTCGAGGTGCCCGAGGTCGGGACCACGCGCAGCTTGCAGGCGTTGAACTGCGTCCACGCTTCGATGTCGTGGAATTTCCTGCAATCATCGCGCAGCGTCTTGTCGATGATCTCCTCGGCCTTGTGCTCGGCCAGCGCATCGAGCTTGCCGGTGAACGGAACGGAGTTGCCCGCCTCGAACACCTGCATGCTCTTCTGAGCGATGGTGAAGCCCGACTCGGGCATCATGTCCGTCTCAGCGAGACGGCCGCCCTGGTTGGCGATTTTCGAGTAGACGTTCCAGCGGGCCGTGTCGCCACGGTGCAGGCCGAGAACTTCGTCTTCGAGGAGGTCTGCGAATTGCCGGAACTTGGTCCGCGGCTGAACTTGCACCCGGAGGTGACGGCTCAGATTTGCGGAATACATGTAGCCACCTTCGGTGGCCGATGACCAAAGCTGACCCGCCATGGGGTGCTCTCCTTTGTCGTGTGAGAGCGCGCTCTGGTGCCTTTCGATTTGCGTCTACGGGGCGGAAGCGAGGGGGCTTCGCGCTGTTGGTGTGTCAGCGAATAGCTGGTCTCGATGGTCTTCCGCGCGCCGCACGAAGCAGCTCGAAGCCTTCCCTGCGGTCTTCCTCCTGTGTTGGAGGACGGCCAGCGGGTCGGGCCGGAGGCACTGATGCGCGCCGGGGTTGGGGTTGCAGGGACTGCTTGCGCTCGTAGCGTTGAGCGGCGAAGTCCTGCGGTAGGTGTGAGGTCGTCTGGCCCAGATCGGCGAGGTGTCGCTGGAGGGCTGCTTCAAAGAGCGACTTGTCAATGCGGCGCACGTTCGGATCACCGGCGAGGCGGCGGTTGGTGTGCGCGTCAATGATGTGTCGGTTCCAGGTCTTGGGAGCCGTCTCGACGAAGCTGGCCGCTTCCTCGTCGCCCTCGGCGCGGAGCGCCTTGACGATGTCGATGCGGCATTCTTCGACCAGACCCGGTTTCATCGCCTCGATGACTGAGTCGAGGCCGACGATGTCGGGGTGCTCTGCCGAGAAGTCGGCGATGGCGTTTGCTGCATCGCGTTCGTCGCGGCGGACCCGTTCTCCCAACTGCTCTTCGTTCACGATCGACGTGGCTGCAGCTCGTGCGGCCTTGCTGATCGCGTCCTTCAGCGCTTCCCCGGCTTTCTCGGGGTCTTCCATCTGGATGATTTCGGCGATCGAGGTGAAGTTCAGCGCATCGCTGGTGTCGCGTGGCTGCTCTTTCTGACGGCCGTCATCACGGTCTTCCGGTTCGGCGCGCTCCTGGTGGGGAGCGGGATCTGGACGCCGGTTGTCCTCCAGATCCTGACCGCGGCCCTGCTGGGCGGCGCGGTGAACTCGTTTGGCTTCGTCGAGCCGCGCGTCGGCGGCGATGTGCTTCTGCGCCAGGCGGGTCGCGGCGGCTTCGTTCGCGCGCACCTCATCCGGCGTCATGTCGATGAGCTTGGCTATCTCGTCGACCGAGCGCTCGATGTCGTTGCCGTTGACCTTGAGCCGCAGCTTCGGGGCGGCGGGCTCGGCCCTCTCCTCCGCGGGCGGGGCGCGCTCGCCGGTCACTTCCTCTTCGCGCCGCTCCGCGAAGCGCTCGTACATCTTGTTGCGGCGCTCGTCCTGCGGCGAGATCGCCAGCGGCTTTTGCGGCTCGGCGGGCTGGAGCGGCAGCTCCTGCTGCTGCGCTTCGCGCTGTGGTTCGGTGCGCGGGGCCGGTTCGTCGTCGACGGGTCGTGTGATCTCGCGCTCTTCGGCGGGCTGGTTTGCCCCGCTTCCGGGTTTGTCAACCATCACTCATCCTCATGATCGTCGCGCTCGATGTCTTCGCGGACCGCCTCTGCTTCGGCGTCGTCCAGCTCAAGCTCGGAGCGCGCATCGAGCCCGGCATCCACGATCTCCCGGCTGGTTTTCAGGAGATCGAGGTATTTGTTCACTTCGTTCTGCAGCGAGCGGACCGCGTTGGGATCGGTCGGATTGACGCGCGTCAGCTCGCCGAGCGCTTCCACGGCGCGCGGTCGCAGGATCGCGAGCACCGCAAGCAGCGGCCGCGCCTTGTCCCTGACGTTGCGGTCAAACTCGAAGGCGAAGTCCCTCGCCAGATTGACCATCGCCTCTTTGGCGATGCGATCGGCCGCATCCACTACGCGGCGGGCCTCTGCTTGGCGGCAGCAGTCCGGTCACGCTCGCGCTGGTCGGCGTCGTGATCGCGCCCGCTCGTGTCCATGGCGAATTTCGCGAGCGCGTGGCGGCCTTCCTGCTCGTGGCCGCGCTCCTGCTCGCGCTGCCTCGCGCGGGCCTGCATGAGCGCCTGCGTGATCTTGGTCTTGTTGCCCATCGCGGCGATCTTTTCCTTGCTCTCGCGGTCGGCCTGCGAGTTGGCGAGGGTTGCGTCGCGGTCGGCCTGGTTGTTTTGCATCTCGGCCTCGATCTCGGCCGGGTCCTTGCCGGGCTTGCCCTGTTCCTGTCCGGGCTGCTGCATCGGCTCGCCTTCGACAAAGAAGCGCGCGAAGCCGTCGCGGTAGCCTGCATTGCCGAGGATTTCGTCAAGCAGGGCCTCTTCGTTGACGCGCAGCTCCCCGCTCATAAACTTCGGTGAGGCCTGGAAGATCTGCGCCGCCATCTGCAACGCGGTGCCGAGCTTACCGAGCTTCTGCATCGGGTCGGGCGAGCCGACACCAGCGGAGACACGCACCAGCACCTCCTGATTGAGGAGTTCGTCAGTGACCTTGTCGATGCCGTACTTGAGCCGCGCGTTGGCGCGCTTCTTGGCCAAAGCAAGGATCTTCTCGTCGCTTTCGTAATAGGCTTCGAGCTTGGCGAGATCGGCGAGCACGGGCTCGACCCAGGTCTCGACCCACACCCGCACCTGAAATTCCGTCACGGCGTTGGAGGCCGCATTCATCAGCCTCATGCCGCCGAGCGTCTCGCCGACCTGCCGGTTGTTGGCGACCGTCCCCCCGGTGAACACTCCGGCGAGATCATCGAAGTCGGTGTCGAGCCGCGAGCGTTCGGCAAAAGCCGTAGCGGCGCCTTCGGGAGGACGGTCCCAGACGACGTCGCCTTCGGGATCGTCGACGAGGAGGACCGGATAGCGCTTCTTGAGCGCATCCATGTCGATCTTGCGGCCGCGCTTGACCTTGGCGACCGGGTTGAGCACCTGCTTGATCACGTCCAGCGACAGGTTGGTCATGTCGTTGATTTCGGCCTGCAGCGGCTGCCAGGTCTCGACCGGCGACTGTGGCGCGATGCGGTGCGACTCAAGATTGCCGTAGCCCATGCGATAGGGGCGATCGCCGCCTTTCCACGGATAGGCTTCTTCGGTCTTCATCGGTGTCGAGAGCAGCGCCTCGGTGCCGATGGTCCAGAAGCACCAGTCGACGTCGCGGTCGTAGATGAACCACTCGAACACCCACACGATGTCAAAACTCGAGGACGTGGCCGCGGTGTTGTCGAGGCGATCGGTGCCGCCTTCGCGCGCCCTTCGCGTCGAAGACGAGTCGAAGTCGCGCACCTTGGCCTTGGAGAAGTCCTGCTCGGCGATCTCCTTCCACTTGGTGCGCGGGTCGGCGCACATGTCCTTCACGGCCTGGATCGTCATCGGGTAGGCGACGCCGAAGTAAGCGCCGGACTGCACCGGGTCGATCCAGTGAGCTGCGGGGTGGAGCCGGATGTTTTCCGGGGCGATGAGATCGATCTCGGGCTTGTCCTTGAGCTTGATCTTCTCGGTCACCTCGACCTCGATCGGCTTGCCGGTGATCGGGTCGGGTTGCGTGGCCATGCGCGTTACTTCGCGCTCCTGAAAATTCCAATACTGCTTCGAGATGCAGATGCCGGTGATCTGGCTATCCTGCCGCGCGCCCATCGAGGTCAGGAACCACGAGACCGCGTTCTGGCCGGAGGTGCGGTCGAGCCGGTAGTTGATGAGCGCCTTCTGCAGCTCGGCATTCTGCTGCTGCATCGGGTCGGTCTCGTCGCCCGCGGCCACGGAGACCGCCTCGACCGTGGAGAACAGGCTTTGCGCGGCAGCTCCGAGGTCCTTGGAGAGCGCGATGCGCGTTTTCGGGCGGAAGATCTTCGAGCGGTGACGGAAATCGTCGGAACGGTATTTCGAGGTGTCGGTGTATTCGGAGCGGAACGCCTTGTAGTTGGCCTCCCACTTGGAGCGCAGGTTCTCGCGCATGAAGCGCGTCGACTGGCGCTCGGCCTCCTTCGACAGCCGCAGCAGGCGCGTTTCGAGGTCGACGTTGTCCTCGGTCGATGCGTCGTCGGTCTGGACAACGCTCTCGCGGGTCGTTGGCTCGAAGCCGTGGTCAGGTGGGTATGAGTGCTCGGTGCCCGCCACGGTATCTTCCAATCATCGGGATGTCTTTTTCCGCCTGCATGTAGGCCGCGAAGTCGACGCCCGAACGCGGGATCTTGAAGCGTTCGAGGATTTCGCCTGCGGCCTTCTTGAGCCCCTCGTCGCTGATGCGATCGAGGTAGAAATTGTAGGTCCAGCTCCCGAGCAGCGGCGGGATGCCGACCTTGGCCATCCCCTGGTCGAGGTCGACCTCGACCATCCACGGATGCCCGGGATAGGCCTCGTTGAGGACGCGCCCGATCTCCTTGCAGATCGAAAGCTCGGCCGGGATCTGGTCGGTGCGCCCATCGATGCCCGAGCGCTCGCCATAGGTCTGCGTCTTGAACACAATCCCGCGGCGATATTCGCGCTGGCTCGCGACCAGCGTCGGCTCACGGAACGGCGCGTTCACGGGTCCGGGTCGATGTTGTAGGGGTGACGCTTGGCCGGATTGGCCTTGAAGGTGCGCCCGTTGGAGAACTCGTATTCGGTCTCGCGGCGCTTCTGCGCCTCGAAGTCCGGGTCGTGCTGCTTCACCATGGAGATCCAGGTGCGCTCGATCGACTTGGTGGTGCCGCGTTTGACGGTCACTGGATGTGCCTCCGCGCGATCAGGTAGTTCATGAAACGGGTGGCCTTGTCGGGTGGCAGCAGGTTGGTGACAGCCATGACCGCAATGGAGCCTTGCCAAAACTGTATTGGCGTCGTGACACTGAGGGTCCCCATGCGGAAGCGTGTCGCAATGGTGTTGAGTGTCTGTGCCGACGCCGTTGCGGGGATGTAGTTGCACCACGCGCGAACCGTGGTCCCGTTGGCTTCCCCGCGCATCACGCAGCGCCCGAAACAATCCGGGTTCGTCGTTGCCGAGGAAGCCGTGACGGTGTCGTTGCCGCCCTGGAAATTGGCACGGTTGGTGGCACCCGTACTGCGCTGGAGCTTGATCGCATTGAGCGAGGATTGGCCGCTGCCATAGGACGCCACCACCCGGATGGTCGCATCGGCAGGCAACACTTCCTGATCCACCAAGGCCCACATCTCCAGCGGGCTGGCACCCGCAGGCCATGGCGGCGCAGCGAACGTGAGATAATCGTCCACGCCGTCGAAGCGCACGTCCGGGTCACCCCCGAAGGCCGTGGCGCGATAGATGGGCTGTGAGGCTCCAGTGGCCTGCACGGCATCCGACGCCGCCTTGACGCCGCGCCAGGAGGACACCGCATTGGCCGTCGTGGTCATCAGGTCGGAGCGGCGCGCATCCCACATTTCGTGGAGATCGGCGCCGAGGTCGACGACCGGATCGTATTTCGGCGGGCGGATAGCCGGGGTGTAAAACCCCTTCATCACCGAGGGGTCGAGGCCGTGATGCAGGCGCATCAGGTCCCGTAGACGAAGGTGACGCCTTCGGTGGAGACCGTGGCGTCGATGAACACGTCGGCGAGATTGTCGATCGGCAGCATGATGCTCTCGCCTGCTGCGAGGGGAACGCCCCTGCGGGTGGCAAGCGCCGCGACGACGGTCGCGCCGCCGATCACCACCACGCCGGTATTGTCCAGCTCAGCGGACGCGATCACCCATTTCGCCGGGGTCGAGGCCGCGAGCGGAACGCGGGTGCCAGCGGTGGTGACGGTTATGCGTCCATCGGCGGTGCCGGTGGTGGCGTGGTCGGCCGAGCCCGCACCACCGCCACCCCCGGAGGTGCGCAGCGCGCCGGTGAGATCCGTCGACAGCGGCTGGACCGTGCCTTCGGCGACAGCCGGAGGCGCGGCAGCGGTGGCCACGCCCATCATGAGCTGGCCCGCGTGGATCTTGGAAGCAGGAGTGCCGATGTCAGCCATGTTGCCTCTCAGGTGTCGGCAAAGACGGGTGGTTCGAGCACGCGCGTCTCGAACACCATCGGGGTTGCGGGTTCGAGATCGTGGTAGCGCGAGAGCGCGTCGACGAGGTCGTCGCGCGGCGAGAACGGAAAGAACATCATCTCCTCGAACAGCACGCGGGTGAGGTCGTAGATCGTGGCGGTGTGGTTCTCGTCTTCGCCGAGCTGCTCGACGCGCTTGATTGCCTCGGCCTTGCGGTAGGGCTGGCCGACCGCGTCGACGGTCAGCATCGACTTCGAGGGACCGCGGAACGGCTTGTAGGAAATCACCAGTCCGACGACGTTTTTCTCGTCCTTGCTCTTCGAGATCGTCCAGGTGCAGAGCTTGTCGGGGTGCTGGTAGCCGTCCGGGCCGAGGATCTCGGGGTGATAGACGAGGCCCGGCAGGTAGAAGCGGCTCTGGCGGAATTCCGGTTCGAGCCGCTCGACGCGATCGGGCTTCGACTGCAGGCCGTCGCGCACCCAGTTCAGCTCGGTGACGGTGAAGCTCGGCGAGTCCTTCTCCTCGCGCATCCGCTCGGCGAAGTATTCGTCGTCGGTCTGCATCCCGTAGCGCTCCCAGCCAACGTAGAGGGACTGGACGCCCGGCATGTTGATCCACTTGAGGTACAGGCTCTTGAGGCACTTCCACCGCTCGGACTGCGGCATCCGGTGGCAATAGCCGTCGAGCAGGTACTTGTTGTTGTTGACGTCGATCCCCACGACCGCGATCGCGGTGCGGTCCGACGACTTGTTCCGGCCCTTCGAGGGGTCGCCCATGATGTAGACGTTGAGCACCGAGGGCCGCACCTCGTAGGGGCGGTTCCATTCGATGCGGAACATCTGCTCCTGCCCGGCGACGGGATTGAGCAGCATCTGCGCTGAAACCGTCGAGCGCTGCGTCGACTTGACCTGCGCCCATCGCTCGGAGGTGAGGAACACCGGCTCGCCGTTGAGCGTTCCGTCATCGGTTGCCGCGTAGATGCGCGGGAGGATGCCGCCGCGCTTTTCCGTGATGATGACGCCGTAGCTGTCGGCCCAGCTATATCGCGTGCCAGCGAGGCGCTTGCGCACGCCGATATGGCCGCCGAGGTTGTCGGCCATCTCGAAGCGCGAGGTGACCTTCTTCATCTGCTCCGGCGACAGGTAATCCTGGGTGACGATGTCGTCGTAATTGTGCATCCCGTAGTGGCGCGAGGTCGGCTGGCCGTCGATCAGGCCGTGCGCCTCGACGGTCGCTTCCTTCGGGTTGCCCTTGCGCTTGACGGTGATGCCGCGCGCCAGGCTCCATTTTGCCGGGCGGCCGTCGATCGCGTCCTTCTTGCGCGGCTCCTTGTAGAGGACGTCCGAATAGACCGCCTTGAGCAGCTCGTTGCTCTCGAACTCCTCCTTGATCTGGGCGAGGAATTCGTGGGCGATCGGCTTGGTCACCGAGAAGATCGCGATCGTCGTCTCGGGGTCACACACGATCTCCTGGATCGTGCCGCCGAAGGTGATGATGGTCGACTTGTAGTGATAGCGCGCCCACAGATCGAGGTGGTTGTCGGGCGAGGCCTCGACCTCACGGCAGCGGTCGTAAATCCACGGATGCTCCATGTCCCGTCTGCGGCAGAGCCGCGAGAGCAGGTAGAAGCGGTCGTTGCATCCAACGAAGGCGTGATCGGAGAGCGTGAACGATTTCGACTTGGCGAGCGCGTCATAGAACGCGAGCGCCTGCTTCATCGTGGCAAACGGCAGGACGCGGTGGACGACGTCGATCAGCCACGCCTTGGGTCCGACCCGATCAGGCGCGTAGCGCAGCCCGCGCAGGGGGATCACTGCGAGATCATTCCCTTCAGGGCGGCGAGCGCCTCGGCCGCGGCCTCGTCCTCCTCGTAACCGGCGCCGCCATTGATCACCCGGGCGTTGTTCATGCGGGCAGTGGACTCGGCGACGCTGGTCTCGGCCCGGACCTTCTCGGCATTGGCGCGGTTGAGGTCGGCCTCGGACAACGCCCGATCGCCCTCGGCGAAATTCTTGTGTGCCTCGGCCGTGAGCGCGCGGGTCTGCGCGATGGTGTGGACGGCGTTGCTCAACGTGGCGATCGCCGCGAGCATCATCTTGGCCACTTCGGGATCGACCAGCGCGTCCACGGTCATGTCCTCGACCCGGCCGCTGAGTGAGCGCGCAAGCCGCGAGATCACGTCCTCGACCTCGGCGAGACCGCCCGTTGCCAGCACCGCAGCAACGCGCGGCGAGAGGATCTGGGCCACCTCGGGCGGGACGTAGACCTGCCTGCGCGCCGCGGGCTGCGGCTCGGGCCGCAGCAGCTCCTCGGGAAACTCGGGGACGATCGAGGCGACCTCGCCATCCCACTCCTTGATCCAGCGCTTGAGGCTGGTGAGCGAGCAGCGGAATTTCTGCAGCTTGAGAGCGGCGACCGTGCGCGCGACGGAGCGATCCGGGTGAGCGAACCAGTAGGCCCGCGCCGCGGCCTTCATAGCCTCGTTGACGGGCCGGGCCATGCCATGGGTTCCTTTTCTGCCTGGTAGTCGCCCCAGTTCATCGAGGTGAAATCCGCGATCCCCTGTGCCGGGGCGTAGGGCGGATAGAGGGCTTTGAAGGCGGTCAGTGCTTCCGCGTAGTCGGACGGGAGGCGGCCGATGGTTGACATATAAGTCAACGCGATCGCGGGAGCGCGCGAGGCGCCCTGGTTGCAGTGGACGAGGACCTTCTGCCCTCGGGAAAGCTCTATGCCGATAAACTCGAGTGCGGCGTCGATGATCTCCTTGGGGACGTAGCGGACATCGTCGGCGTCGATCAGGTTGAGGATCAGCCGGTTGTCTCTCCGGGCGATCAGGTATTCCGGGTCGTCGCGCGGTGCGCCGCGCGAGCTGTAGCGCAGCGCCTCGCGGTGGTGCGGCTCCTTGCAGGCATGAACGACCGACCATCCCTTCTTCGGGTGGTTGTCGCCGCCATGCACGGTGTCGGTCCAGTCGAGCTGGGTCCCGACGAAGAGACCCGGGATCACCTCGATCATGACGTGATGTGTTTGACCGCCCACATGACGGCCTCCTCGACCTTGGTCCTCGCGATCGCCAGCTCGCGCGAGGTGGGGCCGAGGCTGTCGATCATGTGCAGCAGGACGATGCCCGCGTCCTTGACGTCGAGCATCTGCTTTTTCTCCCCCTCGGAGAGCACCCGGTACTGGTGGCGCAGCGTGTTGTTGACGACGCGCTCGTCGCTTTCGGAGGGGACGCTCATTTTTCCTCCCGCAGGCAGGAATGCTCGATGCACTCGTCCGAGAGGGGCTTCTCGCAGGCGAGCATGGTCAGGATTGGCTCACCGAGCTTGCGCAGGTGATCGACCTCGGGGCAGTCGACCCGGTGCGCGACGAAGTTGCCCTGCGGGTCGAGGGTGATCGAGTAGTCGCGGCTCATCGCGGGAGCCTCAACGGTGGACCCGTGCCGGAGAGCGACAGCAGGAGGCTGATAAGCACGATCCCCGCGATCACCACGACGATGATCATGACGATCTTGTTGATCGGCTCGGGCAGCGGGATTTGCTGCAACACGTAGAAGACCAAGATGAGCACGATCGCGAGAACGGCGAAGTAGACCAGCAGTTCGATCATGGTGATCTCCTGTGATGGTGCCCGCGGCCGGGCAGAGGACGACCAGCCGCGGGCGCACGACAGCCCGGACTCGGCAGCAAGCGAGCTGTCGCTTGGGGTGCCCGTGACCGACAGGCAGGAGCGGTCACGGGCTGCGCGATGTGAGCCTCGCGAAGTTCTGTGCCGGGGGCGGCCGGGGAGGTTGAAACCGTCAGCGGCTCGCGAGGATCGTGGGTCAGTCGCGCCAGTGAGGCTCGGCGGCCCGGTACAGCTCCTGCCGTCAAGCAAAGCAGGCGCTACTCTCTTACGGGGGACGCGGAGAGCCTTGGCCGGACACCGGACCGCCGAAGTGGTGCCCGCGGCCGCTGTCTGGACGGCCACGGGCGTTCGCGACGCTGCGGAAACGCCGCGAAATCACGACTAATGGGGGTCATCGTCGTGATTAGAAACGCAAAACGCCCCCATTTCGGGGGCGCAAATCAGCGGGTTTTGGATTTCGACACGCTTTTTGGACCCCGTCAAGGGGAGGAACCCCCATATTTTGGGCCTCGGGGCAATTTCGACACCACAAGCGGGAGGGTTGGCACTCGTCAGCTCGGCTTTTTCCGCTCGAACAGGGCGATGTTGGGCAATGGCGGGTCGAGATGCTGCAAAATGTCGAGGATTTGTGCTGTCGGCAAGTCGACGTCGGCCACGATGTGGAAATGACACCCGGCATGTGCCGCATCAAAGTCGCGAACATGCTGCAGCCAGGCTTCCGCCAGCTCGGGCGGCAGCGTGGCGACGATCGTGAGGGTCAATGGCTTGTTATTCGTCGTCATAGAGCGCTCCGCTGACCAAAAACCAGTGTAGCCGGTCGTCTGGCCGGTGTTTGCAGGGGTTGGGCGTCGGTTCGCCGAGCCTGAGTAGCCGTTTTGAGATGTCGATCGAGCGCCAGCGCCCGAAACCGTTGCGGTTGACGGTTTTCTCGGCGAAAGCCTCAATTTCCGCCTCGGTCATGGTCTTCGGAGCGCAGATCGAGCAGGTAAAACCGCCCAGCTCGGCATAGACGAACGGGTCTTTGGTGCGCGGAGGCGTCTCATGCTGGGTCATTCGCGCCTCCTTTCAATTTAAGGCCCGGCCCGCGA